AACGGATATATTACTGTAGACGATAGTATTACATTCGTCAAAAAGTTATTTCAGATTAAATCTAATGGCGGTTCTTCTGCAGGTATGTTTGATATTAAATATCAAATGTCCTTGAATGAAATATATGATTTGAACAAGTTTATTGGTGATTTGGCATACTATGAACAAATCAAGCAGTATCTTAGTATAATTGATCAGATGCTAACAGGTCAACCACAAATTGATTTTAACCGCCATCAAAATCGAGTATATATTCATGGTGAATTTTCAGATCAAAATATTATTGAAAACGATTATTTAATATTTGAAACATTTAAGATTGTTGATCCTGAAACCCACACTGATGTTTATAACGATATCTTTGTTAAAGAATATCTTACGCAAGCTATTAAACAACAGTGGGGCGCAAACCTTATTAAGTTTGAGGGTATGCAACTTCCGGGTGGTGTGTCTTTAAATGGCAGACAGCTGTATGATGAAGCCACTCAAGAAATGATGAGACTAGAAGAAAAGCTAAGATCTACCTACGAGCTTCCTGTTGACTTTTTTGTAGGATAAGAACATGGCTACAAACCTTTATTTCAGTCAAAAAGTTAAATCAGAACAAGATCTATACGAAAACATTGTTATCGAATCACTGAAGATGTACGGTCAGGACGTGTATTTCATGCCTCGTAGCATTGTAGCTAAAGATACCGTATTCAGCGAAGACGTAGTTTCTAGATTTGACGATGCGCATTTAGTAGAAGTATACTTAGAAAACATTGACGGATATGCCGGCGATGGCGATTTGTTTACTCGGTTTGGTGTAGAGATTCGTGATCAAGCAAACTTTGTACTATCTAAAAGAAGATGGGACGAAGTTATGCAGGATGCGGCCGCGTCTCAGAAAAGACCTTATGAAGGTGATTTAATTTACATTCCTCTTTCTAATTCGATTTTTGAAATTACAAAGGTAGAAGACGAAAGACCTTTCTATCAGTTATCTAATCTTCCTACATATAGACTAACGTGTGAGCTGTTTGAATACAGTGGAGAGCAGTTCCAGACAGGTATTGCCGCAGATATTATTGAAGTTGACTTTGCTTACCAGTATATTCTTACTATTAATGATAGTGCTACTAACAACCAAGGTCAGTCAATCGATATCAACTCCATTGCAGAAAGCGATGGATTAATTGCTATTGTAGGTGAGCAGGATTCTGCATTTGGTGGATACAGTAAAATTGAGCAGACCCTTGCTAATAACGTTACTATTACCGGTGAAATTATTAAGTGGGACGGCGTTAATAATCAATTGTATCTTACCAACGTAGGTGCAGACGATGGACTTTACCATACGTTTAGAAATGATTCTGCAACACTACAACTTCCTACTCAGTTCCAAGATGACGACGAAACTACTTTGTTTATTACAGCAGTTACTGAAAATGCACCAAAGATTGATAATCAGCAAAATGATGCCTTTGAAACTGAGGGCGATAGCTTCTTAGATTTCAGTGAAGGTAATCCATTCGGAGATCCAACGTAATGTTTCAGCAACACTTTTACCATGAAAAGATCCGTAAATGCGTTGCTACCTTTGGTACAATGTTCAATAACTTGTATATTATCCGTAAAGACGGTTCTAATAATGTTATTGATCAAATGAAAGTTCCGCTGGCATATGCACCTAAGCAGAAGTTTTTAGATCGTATTAATCAATCTCCTGATCTAAATGATGAAAGGTTTATTGCTCTTAAACTTCCTCGTATGTCTTTTGAAATTAGTTCGATCTACTATGATCCAGTAAGACAGTTACCTAAAATGAATGCATTCTCTGAACAAGGTACTACTGGAACGAATAGAAAAAAATTCTATACTGCAGTCCCATATATTATGAACTTTCAATTAAATATTATGGCAAAAACAAATGAAGATGCAGTACAAATTGTAGAACAAATTTTACCATTCTTTAATCCAGCCTATACTGTTACTATGAAACAGTTTGCCGATTACCCTGATCATAAAGAAGATATTCCTATTTCACTAATTGGTATTTCTTACACTGATGATTATGAGGGTCAATTAGAAAGTAGACGTACTATTATTTACACGCTAGACTTTGAAATGAAGACTGCGTTTTATGGTCCTATTTCTACATCATCTATTATTCGTAAAGCAGTTATTGATTTTAGAGATCCTGATATAACTACAGTTACTGATCCAGATAATACTACAGATATCATGGAGCGTATTACAGTAGAGCCATTCCCTCTTGATGCAGCAACTATTGATGATGTAACCGACTATACAATTTCTATATTAAATCCAGGCAATGGAGATAGTTTATGAGTGATATAGTACCGAAAAAAGATATTCCTGAAAGCGTGCATTCCAGTTATGATGAAGATTTAGATTTAGTTCGGGAAACACTTCGTGGATTGGTGCTTGATGGTGCTAACAATTTAGATCTAGCTAAACGTGTTGCAGAAGAATCTGAGCATCCTCGTGCTATCGAAGTTCTTACTGGTATGATTAAGCAAACATCAGATAATGCACACGCGCTACTTGACATGCATAAGCGTAACCAAGACATTAATGTCACGCAGGCAAAAGGTAAGCCTGATGAACAAAAAAGCCTTACTCAGAATGTATTTGTAGGATCCACGTCAGAATTGCAAAAAATGCTGCGGGGCGATGATAATGAAAAGGTAATTGATAATGTATATGACAGAACTGACCAAAGGAATATTTAAACTCCTTAAAAGACTCATTGGTGAGTCTAGTGTTTTATTAGCAATAATTTATACTATTGGACATATTATTATTGCTACAATCTGCAACTGGTTAATTACAGGTGCAGCTATGGAGTTAGCAGCATTAGATGCTATTATTGAACCAATCATTAATGGTTTCTGGTTTTATGCACTCCATAAATTAGCAAAGAGATATTTTAAGAGTGAATGAGACATATCTTGGTAATGCTCAAGTAAAAAGAGACGGCGTACAGCAGGGCTGGTCTAAAGATGATATTTTAGAATATCAGCTCTGTATGAAAGACCCTGTGTACTTTGCTGAAAAATATGGTAAGGTAATTAATCTTGATGAAGGTCTAGTTCCTTTTGAGATGTATCCTTATCAGAAAGAAATGTTTAAGCATTTTGAAGATAACCGATTTTCTATTGTATTAGCGTGCCGTCAGTCTGGTAAGTCTATCAGTTCGTGCATGTATATTCTTTGGTATGCTTTGTTTCATCCTGACCAGACTATTGCAGTACTTGCTAACAAAGGTGCCACAGCTCGTGAGATGTTAGCGCGTATTACGCTAGCACTAGAAAATGTGCCATTCTTTTTACAACCTGGTACTAAAGCATTAAATAAAGGTTCTGTAGAATTTTCTAATAACTCTAGAATTATTGCAGCAGCAACATCAGGATCTTCTATTCGTGGTTTGTCTGTTAACCTTTTGTTCTTAGATGAGTTTGCATTTGTAGATGATGCCGCTACGTTTTATACCTCTACATATCCTGTGGTATCGTCAGGTAAGACTACACGAGTAATTATTACATCTACAGCTAACGGTATTGGTAACATATTTCATAAAATCTATGAGGGTGCTGTACAGTCAACTAACGAATTTAAGCCCTTCAGAGTGGACTGGTGGGACGTCCCTGGCCGCGATGATGAGTGGAAAAGACAAACAATTTCTAACACATCTGAGCTGCAGTTTCAACAAGAATTTGGCAATACTTTTTTTGGTACTGGCAATACACTTATTTCTGCTGACGCATTAATGAATATGAAAGCTGTATCTCCGTTATTAAATACAGATGTGAAAGTGTATGAAGAACCTAGTCCTAAACACGATTACATTATGACTGTTGACGTAGCCAAAGGCCGTGGACAAGACTATTCTACATTTAACATTATTGATATATCAACTAGGCCATTTAGGCAGGTTGCGTGTTATAGAAATAATTTAATATCACCCATTTTGTTTCCAGATGTTATTCATAAGTGGGCAAAGAAATATAATGAAGCATATGTGTTAATTGAATCTAATGATGCTGGATCTGTAGTAGCTAATGGATTATATTACGATATTGAATATGAAAATACTCATGTAGAATCCATGGTCAAGGCCAACTCTATTGGTGTTACTATGACACGTAAAGTTAAAAGAATTGGTTGTTCTAATCTTAAAGATCTTATTGAAGAAAAAAGACTATACCTAGCTGACCTAGATACAATTAGCGAATGTTCTACATTTGAAGCTAGAGGCAATTCATTTGAAGCATCTGACGGTAACCATGATGACCTAGTAATGAATTTAGTATTATTTGCATGGTATGTAGGAAGTCAATCATTCGTAGATAATACTGATGTTAATATTAAGCATTTGTTATATGAAGAAAAAATGAGACAAATAGAGGATGAAGTTGTTCCTTTTGGATTTGTAGATGACGGCCAAGAAGATACAAATGAAAATATTGAAAATAGAAACACAGTGTGGCAGGTTGCAGGAGATACCGGATTGTTCTAAAAACACCTTTATTATAAATATTATTATTGTTTGATAGAACCTTATCATGGAAAACTTATTATTTAATCCAACGAAAAGGAAGACGAAATGGCATTTTTTACGCCTTCGCTGTCTCCAGCAGTAGTAACTCGTGAGATCGATCTTACGGGTATTGTCCCAAATGTAGGCACCTCTACCGGTGCTTATGTCGGTGACTTTCGCTGGGGTCCAGTCAAAAAACCTACTCCGGTAGATACTGAAGCAACTTTAGTATCTAGATTTTCATCTCCAGATAGAAATAACAGTGTGTCTTTCCATAGCGCTGCATATTTCACAAAGTATTCTAGCGAATTGTTAGTTATTCGGGCAGTAGATGGTACTGCAGTTAATGCATTTGATGACGGTGGAGCAAACTCCAGCGATTCATTTTTTGCTAGCAGAAGCGCAACTCTTGTAGAAAACGATGACCACTTTGCTAATATTAAAACAGGCGCTCTCAATACTCAAAACCAAGGTTTTATGGCTAAGTACGCCGGAAATTTAGGAAACTCTCTTAAAATTGAAATTTGCCCTGATGGCACTAGTGACTCAGCATTTAATAATTGGGCTCTTAAAGACGAATTTACTTCTGCGCCAGGTACTTCTTCCTTTGCTGCTGCTATTGGAGCTAGTGGCGATGAAGTGCACGTAGCGGTAGTCGATGCTGATGGCGAATTTACAGGAACTAAAGGAACTGTCTTAGAAACATTCCCGTTTGTTTCTATTGCATCAAACGCTAAAAACCCTGATGGATCTACCAATTACATTGCTGATGTTATTAATAATCAGTCCAAATATCTTTGGCTCGTAGATGCACAAAACATTGACTCAGATTACGACGCTGCTGGCGCCGGTGATGCTGCTATTGATGCTAAAAACTACTCTTTGTCTGACTCAGCATACGCAATTAAAACAATTAATCTCAGCGGTGGTGTTGATACATCAAATTTAACTGAATCTCATGTTGCTGCAGGCTTTGATACGATTGAAGATATTGACGCTTATACCGTAGATTTCTTGATTTCTCCACCTGTTGTTACTAGTGGTACTCAAGCAGCAGACGATAGTGCTGCAAAAACAATCATTAACGATTTGATTAGCATTGCTGCAGTTACTCGTAAAGATTGTGTTGTAGTTGCTTCGCCTCCAAAGCAAGATCTTACAGCTACTACTCCTGTAACAGAAACTGTTGAGTTTGCTAACAGCATTACTCAGAGCAACTACTGCTTCTTGGATAATAACTGGCTTAAGGTGTATGATAAGTATAACGATGAATACATCTATATTCCAGCTAACTCTTCTACTGCTGGACTAATGGCACAAACCGATTTTACTAATGCGCCATGGTTCTCACCAGCAGGTCTTCAGAGAGGAATGTATTTTGGTGTTACCGATATTCTCCACTCTCCTAATAAGGCAGAAAGAGACCAGCTATATAGAGCTAGTGTAAACCCAATTACTAACTTGCCAGGTAATGGTATTACTCTGTTTGGTGATAAGACCATGCAGGATAGACCATCGGCGTTTGATCGTATTAACGTACGCCGCTTGTTCCTTACTTTGGAAAGAGCAATCTCTGAAGCTGCTAAATCTGTACTCTTTGAATTCAACGATGAGTTTACTAGAGCACAGTTTGTTAATATTGTCGAGCCATTCCTCAGAGAGGTTAAAGGTCGTCGTGGTATTACCGACTTCCGTGTTGTATGTGATGCTACTAACAACACTCCAGAGATTATTGATCGCAATGAATTCATTGCTACTATCTTCATTAAGCCTGCACGTTCGATTAACTACGTAACTCTGAACTTCGTAGCTACTCGTACCGGCGTGGACTTTGAAGAAGTAGTTGGTCTGTCATTCTAAACCGCTTAACCAAGGAGATATAAGCAATGGCTATTTTAGGAGTCGATGACTTCAAAGCAAAACTGAAAGGTGGCGGTGCTAGACCTAATCTATTTAAGGCAACGATCAACTTTCCAGGTTATGCTGGTGGAGATGTAGAACTTACATCCTTTATGTGTCGGGCAGCTCAGCTTCCCGGTTCTATTATGCAGGAAATCATTGTACCATTCCGTGGTCGTGAACTGAAAATCGCCGGTGACCGTACGTTTGACGTATGGACAGCACAGATTATTAACGACACCGATTTTAACGTCCGCAATGCTATGGAACGTTGGATGAATGGTATTAATGCTCATTCTGCAAACACAGGTCTTACTAACCCAGTAGATTACCAGGCCGATTTGGTTATCGAACAGCTTGACAGAGATGAGTCTGTGTTAAAAACCTATAACTTCCGTGGTTGTTTCCCAACCGACATTTCTCCAATTGATCTGGCATACGATCCTGCCGCAGCAATTGAAGAATTTTCTGTAACCTTCCAGGTACAGTACTGGGAATCTAATACTACCAGTTAAGGTGTAATAAATAAGGTAGGGAAGAGGATAAGCCTTTTCCCTACTCTTGTATTTGGAGAAATATTTTGGCAGACGATAGTGTAAAACTCTTTGGCTTAGAAATTAAACGAGCAAGAAGAGAAAAAGAAAAAGAGCAGCTTCCATCTATTGTTCCTCCCTTAGATGATGATGGCGCAGGATATATTACTGCAGCCGGCAGTCACTATGGTTCATTTGTGGACTTAAGCGGTGATCAAGCTAAAGATGATAAAGATTTAATTAAACGGTATAGAGCTGTTGCGATGCATCCTGAAGTAGATGCCGCACTAGAAGACATTGTCAATGAAGTCATTTCTGGAGATGATGATTTAATTGAATTAAATATGGACAATGTTGATATTAGCGATTCTATTAAAAAACAGATTAAAGAAGAATTCGATAATATTACTGCGATGCTGGACTTTCAGAACTACGCGCATGATATTTTCCGCAGATACTACATTGACGGACGAGTCTATCATCATTTGGTTGTAGATCCTAAAAGACCTCAAGAAGGTATTCAAGAGATCCGACCCATTGATGCTCTTAAGATTCGTAAGGTAAAAGAAGTAAAGAAAGAGAAAGATAATG